AACAGACTCTGCCATATTTTTATTTTATTATTTTAGATGTACCACCAGTGTTTGTATACCGTGATATGTTTATGTTTAATTTTGGTCTTTGTACTTCAGCGTTTGGTCTATATAAATGTCTATTGCAAGCCATAACAGCTAGCCCTGAACTTATCGCAGCATCAAATTTCGTTCGTTTATTAATATCAAACCTACTCCACTCGTTTAACGTTTGGTTAAAATATACGTTACCATAATTGCCGTCACCTAAGTGACCAACGTGATTTTGTATATACATCTCTATAGCAGCTGCGTGGGCTTGCTTTATATCTTCACTAGAGTTTGGTATACCACCAACCTCTTTTTCTGCAACAGATAATTTATTCCAAACTTTGTCAGGTCTATTCATGCTAAAGCCTCTATAACCTCTACGTTTTAAATAGTAAAGTAATCTAGGCTTATTATTCTCTGCTAATATTGGCATACCGTAAAATACTAATGCCATCAATACGTCTTCAAAAAATATTTCAGCGGTTTGTGGTCTTGCAATATACTCTAAGAACATATGATTAGGTGGCGCATCTTCCATGCTAAACTTAGTTAAGCCATGCAAAGCACCTTTAGATCCTCTACCATCAACTGTCCCACTAATATCGTAGCTATCACACCCAAATGCACCCATGTGCTCATTACCTGGATATTTAACTCCGTTCTTTGTTATTACTTTATTCTGAAGGTTGTGAGGTGGCGTCCAACTAATATTGAATCTTCCTTTTGGATCAGGATAGAAAACTACCTTAGAATCCTTAACACCACTCTCCCATTGAAAATTACCCGTATTAACTGCAGAGCTATTTCTTATTCCTTCATTATAATCTATTTGTTCGTATATTTTAACTAAATTAAATATACTGTTTTTCGCTTCATCTCTGAAAGCGTGTTCTGTTGTTCTAGGAAACTGACGATAAAATTCGTTTAAACCATCTTGATCTCCTTTTAATCCTTCAGCTTCGTTTTCCCAGTGCTCAATGATACCTATATCAATCAGTTCACCATCTGGTCCGAACACATCATTATCTGGACTATCGAATACTGGTTGTCCGTATTGGTCAATAAATCCTTCGTAGTTCCACTCCATTGGGATAAACAAAGAATATAAACCAGACTTTGTTTGTCCATTTCTATTTCTGCTAGTAACGTCTGAATCATTATAGAGTTTTTTAAAATTATCTCCTCCTTTATCTAAAGCGTTTGATGTTGATCCCATCATACACTTACCAACTATTCTAGCACCTAACCTTAAGCATGTTTTTGTAACTCGCCAGTTGTTAAGTATGTTATCAGGTCTTTCCCACTTACCGCTTTCGTCGTGTACAAGCAAAGAAAGTTTTTCACCATCATAACTGTTATCACCAGTGTTTTTCCAGTCAATCGTGGTATCTAGACCTTTTATTTCTTCTAACCTTTCGTTTATCTCTATTTTCTTACGAGTAAACTTACTCGCTGGCACACGATATGCTAGCTCAGACTTAGGCCTGTCCATACCATCTTGTATTGGCTTAAAGAAAAAAGGATAGTTTATAGATATAGGTACAACCTTATCAGTAAACATCTTCTTTGCATCGGAACCGCTTTTAGATAGTATCCCATATCTACTATCACTTGATATTGTAGCTAAATTAACGGTCTCAGCTGAACTCATAAAAGAAAAGCCAGAACGCCTATTCTTAAGGTAACACATACCGTAGCATCGTTTATCAGCTTTACAAGCTTCCCAAAATATAAAAAATAATCTATTTGCTTCGCGAAAGTCAGGAGCACCAACGTCTATCTTACTCCACTGAAGATACATGTAGTGTGTACCTGTTATGAACGTAGGCGTTCCATTATTATTAAACCAAAAACCACTGCTACGCCTATCGAACTCTCGGTCAATGTAGTCGTGCCATTGTTCTTTTTGATCTTCCGGATACGCTTTCCAATCAAATATTGTTTTAATCTTATCAAGTACTTTAGGCTTTTCAAGTTGTTTCCACTTTTTATCTTCATTACTATATACTTCTTTAGGAACTTTAGGTAAAGCTATATGAAGGTTTTCTATTTCATATATTTCGCCAATTTGACCGCTGTTAGAAAGCACAACAACATCATGCTCTTTATTGTAGCCATACTCCCACTTCTTACCTTTATTAAGTCTACTTATTGTAGTCTTTTTTATTGGCTCTACTATTTTGAATAAAGTTTGTTCGTGCATTATTTAGATCTACCTTCGGCAAAGCCTTTAAAAACTTTTTCTTTTTTTTCAATAACTTTACCCTCTAGTAAAGCTTCTTCTTCTTGTATACGGTTAAGTATTTCAAAAGCATCAAATATAGCTAGCTTTTTTGTAGCGGCAGCATTTTTAAGTCTATCCGCGGTAATATCATCATCACCGTCAACAATAGCTTCTTTTGCAACTTTTATAAGCTCTTCAACTGCTCTATGCCCAGCTTGGATTATACTCTTCTTCGTCTCCTTGATATTCATATTTAATTGTAATAAAGTTTGACAATATTCTATATAGTCTTTCACCTTCAACAACAAACTCATATTCGCTGCTTGGTCTAAAACCAACTAAATCACCTACGTCTACAGTTTTATCAGAATACTTGACGATACCAACTAAAGGTCTTTCTGAATCAGTATTGAACTGATCAACAGCTTTGACAGGCTTAACAAAGCAATAGCCATTAGGTGCTTGCCATTTGTTTTTATTTTTATATAGAAATATTTGATCTGTAGATATTAGATACGTGTCTTCGTTAAAGTAAGCCTTACTGTTTCTTTCTCTACCTTTTACGTCGTGCCATCGTCTAAACACGTTGTGGTGCACTATAACTTCATCGCCAGGCTTTATATCAGTTTCACCTACTGTAGGCGTAGATATAACTCTAGCTATACGATTTACGTGCTGGTGGTTAAATACTTCAGTGTTTATTATTAACTCAGAGTCACCTACTTTTTTAGTGTTGTTGTATCTTTGTCCAACAGGTGTTACAACAAAGTTGTAAACGCTCTTCATTAGTATTGTAGATTATACTCTACAGAAACAGCCATGTTTTTATTGAAGTCTTTCCAAGGTAAAACATCATTACCTTTTTTAATGTAAACAGAAAACTTATTTTCTTCTTCTATAATATCGCAAATAGTATGACCACCATACACTTCTTGCCCTACGGCATAGTGCATGGCGTCATTCTTATAGTCTTTGCCGATACTAATCTTTCTTATCAGCTTCGACATTTTCTCTTCTATTTATAGTTCCGTCTTGAATATTTATATCACCTGAGCCATATTCTTTTTCAAGCTCTGCTTGCATTACAGTAAGTTGCTCTTGAATATTAGCTACTTGGTGAAGCAAAGAGTGCTTCTTAGTTTCCATCATACCTAACTCTAACTGAGCTCTGTTTATTGCGTTTACAATATTTTGAACTTTTTGCAGCTGCTCATCTGTAATTTTTTCTGCCTTAGGTTTAAGGTCTACAATTTTCTCTGCCTTTGCAGTCTTTCTTTTTGCCATGATTTAATTTAATTTAAGTTAATTGTTAATTGTTGATCTATCTTTCAAATGAAAGATTTAATATCATTGGTGCTTGAACATAGACGTCTTTATTGTCAACTGTTGCGTTTTGCAAGCCAGTTCCAGTAAGTGTTACTACTGTTGCGCTGTCTACGCTTTTTACTGTTCCTAACAGTCTGTCGTTTTCATCAAGTAAAACATCTCCTGCTCCAAAGTTTGTTAAAGCTGAAGTTGTTTTTACAGTTAAAGTTTGAGTGCCTACAGCTTGTATACCATCGCACTGCACTGTACTAGCAAAAGTAGGATCACCATCAGCACTTAATATTCCAACATATATTCTACTAAAACCTTTAAGAGTTCCGGTATTAGGCTCTCCTTGAAGAACTAAATTTGGATGTCTCACTGATTTGTAAGCAGGAGCATGCTCGTTCAAGCGTTGAACAGTTATTGTATCAAGCTCAGTTACTATATCTCCATCTAATTCTTCTGTGCCTAAAAAGCCAATAATATGATTTTTAAATTGATTACCATTAGCTGTTGCGTTAACAGTTCCTAAAGATCCTGGTGCAACTCCGTCAATATCTTTTGCAAAAAGCACTATAGCAGCGTGCAATTGTTTTGTGCCGTCTGCTGTCTTAGTTGTCATAGATCCAGCTAACAAACGATTTCCTCCGTTTGGAATATCAAATGCAAACCAATCAGCTAATATATCACCATCTCCAAAAGCAGCTGTTTGTAATGAAGGTAAAATTGTTGGCCTAACTTGTAAGTTAAAAAATTTGTTCATTTTATTTTGTTTTTTCGTTTTTATTTGAACTTCCACCGAAGAAGAAGTCTATTATTGTATTTACTTTAGCACTCATAGCGCCAAATATCGTTGATATAAAGCTAATTTCAAATTCACCTAGCTCTAAGCTTTTAGTAACAAAGTAATTAAACATTACAAATGTAATGCCAAAGTACGCTACTGTAAATAACGTTGCTAAAACTTTTTGAATAATAGCGTCGTCTTTGTACATTTCACGCGCAGACTTTCTGTCTTCAACCTCTTTAGCAAAAGCTTCACGCTCTGCTTCTAACATTACAGATTTAATAGCCAACTTAGCTTCGTCACGCTCTTTGTCTGTAGTTATTACCTTGTCTAAAATTCCTTCTGCATTATCTAGTACTTTACCAAATAATCCTCCTAAAACATTTTGTATCATATAGCTGTTTCTTCTCCGTTGTTAGCATCATCTTCCCATGGAAAGCCAGTATCTCCAGCTTCTTTCCATTGTCCGTCGACTCTAATCATATCTTTGCCGTCAATAGTTTCTCTTTCAAACTTATCACCGTTGTACATGATGTAATCATCTGTATAAGATAACTTACCTACTTTCATGTCTGTAGCGTGACGCATCTCGTGATTTATTACTTGTCTTTCTTCAAAGCTGCCAGGAATTAGTTGATCACTTATAAATATTGATCCGTCCATGTTAGCTTCACCCATAACTCCTGGGTCTAGACTTTTTCTAATAACAGGTGTTCCAGGCACAGATGCATCAGCATCTCCAGATTCTTTGCC